GAAAACTTCTTTTCAATTGAATTAGCAGAAACTGCATCTACATTTATCAATGTGGTTAATATCAATGAAGCTCAGACAGTTTACTTAAGAGTAAGAACTCAGCCAGGCGCAACTGCTTCATTCTCAGAAAATGTATGGCAGAAATCAGGTTCATTATATACACCAACTAACGGAAATTCTATAGATATAATTAAGTTTGTATCATTTGATACCGAATACGCTTACTTATCTTCAGTAACTAACTATAGTGGAAGTTACTCAAACATAACTACAACTACAACAACTGCAGCTCCTTCTTATGAATTCAATGGTGGATACGCACCTGGTGTAGCAGAAAACGCTTGTAACAATAGTGGTGAGACTGTTTACTCAGATGATGCAGTATTAACAACAGGTTCTTACTTAGCAACAGGCCCTGGTTTAGTATCGCCGGTAGATGATGGATATTACGCATTCGCTGGAAGTTGGTATTTAGTAAGTGGTAGTGCGGGTATTATCGATTCAATCGGTTCTTGCCCATCTACAACTACAACTACAACTGTAATACCTTACGAATACACACCTGTTGGATTTAATTCAACTGATTCAGGAAGTGCATGTGCAGATAGTTCATCAGGATTCTGGTCACCTTGTTCTTCAATAACAATAGGATGTAGATTATCTCCTGGTTCTGGTTTAGTAGCAGCAATGGATAACGGATTCTACTCTCTATCAGGAAGTTGGTTCGAAGTAACCGGTGGTGATGGTGTAATCTCAGCAAGTGGAAGTTGCGCATAAACAAAATATTAAGGGCTGATAGGGTAATTCTTATCAGCTCTTTCAAATAAATTAAAAAAAATAACTATTTTATAATCGTTGATTGTTAAGTCAACATAAACACAATTAGAACACTATGAATGCAAAACAAGTACTTGGCAAAATCGTAGCAATGTTATCTTCGGATAAAGAAGTAGCTATGACATACGCTAAATTAGCAGACGGAACAATCTTAGAATCAAATACTTTCGATGTAGGTGAATTAGTAGAAGTGGTTTCAGAAGATGGAACTAAATCTCCAGCACCAGATGGTGAGCATGAGATATTCTTAAAAGATTCAGAAGGTAACGAAGTTAGAATCAAAGTAATGACCAAAGATGGTGTAATTACTGAGAGAGAAAACGTAGAGTTAAAAGCAGAAACTGTAGAAGTTAAGCCTTTACCAATTACAACTATGGAGCCTAAAGAAAACGAAGTAGCTGAATTAGCATCTATCGCAGGTGAAGATATTGGTGGTGATGAATCTTCTGATGAAGAAACTGAAACTCCTGATACTATCCCAGCTGATGATGATAAGGTTGAAATGAAAAAAATGATGGAAGATATGGCTTACAGAATCTCTGAAATGGAGAAGAAGTTTGAAGCTATGTTACCAAAAGAAGAAGAGGAAATGGAAGAGGAAGAAGATCTTCCTAAATTAGATGGAGCGCCTGTTGAGGAATCAATGGCAAAACCAAAAGTAAATAACTTTGGTAAGAAAGTTCAGAATTCACAATCTGCATTCTTATCTAAATTATATAAATAAAATTATTAAAACAAAATTTTCAAAAAAATGAGAAAACAACAAAATTTTCAACAGCCGTCTGTAACATCTACATACGCTGGTGAGTTCGCAGGACAATACATTGCTGCAGCGTTGTTATCAGCTAAAACTTTGGACAACAAGTATGTAACTATCGTTCCTAACGTAAAATACAAGCAAGTTATCCAAAAGATTGCAGTTGATTCAATCGTAAACAATGCATCTTGCGATTTCGCAACTTCAGGTACAGTAGCTCTTACTGAAAGAATACTTGAACCAAAAGAATTACAAGTTAACTTACAATTATGTAAGCAAGAGTTTCTGGACTCATGGCAAGCTATTTCTATGGGTTATAGCGCATTTGACGCTATCCCTGCATCTTTCAATGATTTCTTAATCTCTTATGTAGGTGGTAAAGTAGCAGAAGCAACTGAAACATCTATTTGGCAAGGTGTTGGTGCAACCAACGGACAATTCGCAGGTTTATTACCAGCGTTATCAGCATCAGCAGCAGCTGGTGGTGCAGATGCAGTAATCAAATCAGCAGAATCTGGTTCTATCACTTCAGCTAACGTAATCACTAAATTAAATGGTTTAGTAAACGCTATCCCTAACGAAGTTTACGGAAAAGAAGATTTATTAATCTACGTTCCAACAGGTGTAGCTAAGGCTTACCAAACTGCATTAGGTGGTGGTTCAACTGGCGTTAACGGCTACAACAATCAGTTAACTGTAGGTGAGAAACCATACAACTTCAATGGTATTGATATTGTAATGTGTCCAGGTATGACAGCTAACTACATGGTAGCAGCACAAAAATCTAACTTATACTTCGGTACTGGTTTGATGAGTGACTACAACGAAGTTAGAGTATTAGACATGGCTGACTTAGACGGTTCTCAAAACTATAGAATCATTATGAGATATACAGCTGGTACACAATTCGGTATCGGTGAGGATATTGCAATCCATATCCCTAACTAATTGAGTAAGGAATAGGGGAGTTAACCATACTCCCCTTTACTCTAATAGTTTCAGAATTAAAATTTAAACATAAATTAAAAAATTAAAAAATGGCTTGTAACTTAACATCCGGTCGTAACGAAGTATGTAAGGAATCAGTAGGTGGGATATCAGCAGTTTACTTTGTAAACTTTACTGGCTCTCTTGCTAACACAACCAATGGTGATTCAGATGCATTAATCGAATCTTTACCAGCTGGTTTAACTGCGTACGCATATGACCTTAAAGGCACTAGCGCATTTACTGAAACTGTAAACTCTTCAAGAGAAAACGGAACTACTTTCTTTTCACAAGAATTAGTTCTTAACTTGAAGAAGTTGACAAATGAGATGACCACTCAATTAAAATTAATGGCTTATGGTAGACCTCAAATCTTTGTTCACACTATGAATGGTGATACATTGTTAGTAGGACAAAGAGAAGGAGCAGATTTAACAGCAGGTAGTATTTCTACAGGTGCAGCGATGGGTGACCTTTATGGTTATTCTATCACTTTCACTGGACAAGAGCAATTACCGGCAGCATTTATTTCTGGTTCAACTTTCCAAAATCCATTCGGAGCGGTAACAAACCCTCCAACTATTGTGTATGGCACAAACTCTTAATCAGTATTTCGCTTAAGATATTAAAGGGATGACATGTTCATCCCTTTTTTTATGCTCACTACTTTTTGCTTATTGATTGTTAAGTCATAGATAATTACAAGATAAATACAGGATAATGTTAGCATATTACATATCAGGAAGCAATTTGTTTAAGTTTAGAACCGAACCAACGGGCTCATCGAACTTAACTCTACATTTGCAGAACATGTACACATTAGTAAACACTTCATCATCGTTAACTTATACGTTTGATTCATACGAAGGATTACTACAATTCACAGCTTCTATAACATCTGCTTCTGTAGGTGATGAGTATAGAGCCCACATATCGGATGGAACAGGTTCAATATGGCATGGTAGCTTGCAAGTATATACATCACAATCAATAGATAAACCAAATTATATAAATCAGATTCCGGCTGATGAACAATACATTAGCAATGTAACTGATAACGAATACATTATACTCGATTAATATGAAAATAGCACAAAACTTTTCAGTTGTAGAACTAACACAGCAAAACATTCCTATCATAGTAGAAGATACTAAGACAAGATACGCATGGGTGCCTGTTGGTATATTAGGACCAGATGATTTCTTTCAGAATATCACAGATGCTTTTACAACATCAACTACAAATGCGGCATGTATAGAAGGGATTGCAGACTTGATCTTTGGTAAAGGGTTATACTCTAAGAGCGAAGCATTTCAAGCTGTTCTTGACAAGATATTACCGCAAGAGGAGACTAAGAGAGTAGCATTCGATTTGAAGTTATATGGCAATGCAGCTTTCCAAGTATATTGGAACGATGACCATACTAAGATTGTAAAGATGTATCACACTCCTATTCAGAATATAAGAGCAGGTAAGTTGTATGATAACTTAAGAGTAGATACATATTACTATTGCACTGATTGGACTGACCATAGAGCACAAAAGAATAAGAAAGAGATTCCTGCATTCGGAACATCTAATAAAAAGATGGAATTACTTTACATAAAGAACTACACACCGGGCAAATACTATTATAGTTTACCTGATTGGATTTCTGCACTTCAGTTCTCTTATGTAGAAGCTGAGATTAGTAACCTACACTTAAACAACATTGAGAATGGTTTCTTACCATTAGTGATGGTGAATATGAACAATGGTATTCCAGCGCCTGAAGAAAGACAAACTATCGAAGATTTAGTAGAAGCTAAGTTCACAGGTACTAGAAACGCTGGTAGATTTATGATGAGTTTCAATGATGACCCGGCTAATAAACCAACTATCGATACAATACAAACGGATAATTTGCATGAGAAATATAAGTTTGTTTCTGAATACGCACAAGATAGAATCTTAGTAGCTCATAGAGTTACATCTCCTTTGTTATTTGGTATCAGAACTGCTAACAACGGATTCTCTTCTCAATCAGAAGAGATGTTAACGGCATTCTCTATCTTACAAACAATGACAATCAATCCATTCCAAAACATATTGATAGGAGCATTAGCAAGTGCATTAACCGAAGGTGGATATCCTAATTCAGAATTATACTTTGACCAATTAACTCCATTAGCAATCTTATCACAACAGGCTGAAGAAACAGGTCAGACAGTGGATGAAGTTTCGGATGAAACTAATAAGGAATTAGAAAACCCTGATACTACTGAAGATAGTGGTGAAGGAATTGTAGATACAAATTTAGCAGCTGAAGAAAGAGAATTCTTCCACATGAGTTTACCTAAGTTTTCACAAGAATTTGAAACATATAAATCATAAAACAAAATGGCATATCCATTATTTATAACAAGAAACGATATCATTAAGAACTCTCCATTACAGGGAGCTATAGATGCAGATAGATTATTACCATTCGTGCGCACAGCGCAAGATAAGTATATGTTAAATCTATTGGGAACTGTCCTATTCTATTACTTGCAAGAGAAGATAGCTGATGGAACATTTGACCAATTGAATGTGTTTTATCAAGACTTAATGAATGACCATATCAAGCCTACGCTTATTTGGTATTCATGCGTTGAATATATCCCTTTTAGTGGCATCCAATTCAAAAGTGAAGGTGCAATCAAACATAGAAGTGAGCAGGGAGAAACACCCTCTAAAAACGAAATAGATTACCTTTTAAATAAGGCTATGAATAGTGCAGATTTCTACTCAACTAGAACTCAAAACTATTTAGTTGCATATTCAAACCAAATACCTCAGTTTTTACAAAGTGTAGGAAACTTAACACAAGTATATCCTGATTTTAGTAATCAATACTTTGGTGGAATTCAGTTGTAATATAAAATAAAATAATAATATGGGATTAAATATAGTAAATAATACTGGCACTAACTATACACTCTATTATAATGTCTTAGATTACTTTAAGACAATAATGGATAATCATCCTTCACTTATTCAGGTAACGCAAGGTGATGTGTTTGGTGTAGATACAAGAGAATTCCCAGCTTACCCATTGGGTAATATTATAATAACTAAT